ATGTTAAATTTAGCAACACAAAAAGTCTTAAGACAACTTAATGCTATATCTGATAAGGTAATTTTGAAATATCCTGTTACTACTATATCATCAGAATCATCTGAAATTTTAGTAAATGTTGATATGCAAGCACTAGATTCAGAACAATTTGACAATTTAGGTATATTTGAATTATCTAAATTACTTAAATTATTGTCTTTATTTGGCGAAAATCCTAGTATTAAAGCAGATAATGAAAAAATTACTATAACTTCATCAGATAATACAGATTCAGCAGTTTATTTACTAGCAGATGAATTTACTCTTAAACCTTATGAGAAACCTGCTAATATTGTTGAATCTACTGCTAATTTTCCAAGTGTAGCAGAATTTGATTTAAGTTCAGATGAAATCTCAAAAATTTCAAAAGCATATAGTATCTTTAGCGACTTAGACGGCTTAGAATTTAATGCAATTGACGGAAATACGACACTTAAATTAGTGTTAAATAATAAATACGCTATTTCATCAAATTCTTATTCTAAATCTTATTTTAATACTTCATCAAAGAATTTTAATATAAGAATAAAAACAGAATTATTTAATAAAATTCCTGTTACAAATTACAAAGTAAAGGTGGTATATAATGAAGTAAAAGACGCTTACAGACTTGTTTTCATAACTGACGTGTTTAAAATTGTTATAGCAATTCTTAGACAAGATTAAGGGATTAGCAAAAGGTTTTAATTATTAATAAATTTTTAATAATATATTAATAATTATTTAATAGATATTTGAAAATTGAAAATAGAAAATTGAAAAGGATAAAATTATGAGTGAATTTGATAATGTATTTGATTGGAACAAAATGACAGGGGATAATGACCCTTTTGCAAAGTCAGATTATGACAGCGACAAGCGTTTTTACAACCTACCTAAAGACAAAGAAGGCAATGGTTCAGCGTTGATAAGATTTTTGCCTGATGGCGAAAAGCGTGAAGACGGCTCAATGGGAACAATCCAAAAAGTCTTTAGAATCAATACAACATTTACTAAAAATGGTAAAAAAAGATTTTGTAATGAGTGGAGTCCTACAACAATAGGCAAGCCAGACCCATTTTTTGAAGCGTGGCAAAAACTTTATAATTCAGGACAAAAAGAAGAATCTAAAAAATTCAACAGAGCAACAAGATATATTACTAATATTAAAGTAATTAACGACCCTGTTAATCCTGAAAACAATGGTAAAATTTTCTTGCTAGATATGTCTTACAAAATGGCACAAGCAATTCAAGGCTATCTACAACCGCCTGAATCACAACAAAAACTAGGTATTAAACCTAAAAATCTATTTAACCCTATTAATGGATATAACTTTATGCTTATATCTAAAAAAGGCTCAAATGGACTAATTGATTATGATAGTTCAAAATGTGACGACCAACCTTCAGCAATTTATAATTCTGTTGAAGAAGCAATTTCTGATATTACGACACACTGCCATAAGTTGTCTTGGTTCTTAGATGAAGCAAACTATAAAACATATGATTTCTTGCAAAATAGACTTAAATATGTTATGTTTCAAGACGCTGAAACACCTAGTGCTACAAGTTCTGCACCACAGGCACAATCAGCACAACAAGCACAGGTTAAAGTTTCACAACCTGATGAAGTTCCGTTTGATACAGGCTTGACTGCTCCTGCACCACAAGTTCAACAAGTTCAAACTCCTGTTGCTCCACAAGCACAAACAGGATTACAACAACCTGCTACTTCAGTAGATGATGAACTAGACGCTTTGATTAACGGATTATCAAAATAAATCAATTAAGGGGATTTTAAACAATCCCCTGTTATACTAATACAAAAAATTTAAATAAGGAAAACATAATGATATTATATGATTTTAGTTCTCTTATACATCGTTCAATCTTTACAGCAATTAAAAATACCAATCCACATAAAAAAGATAAAAAATACGTAACATCTGAATATATAAATCTTTGTATTCATAAAATTTTAACAGAATTATTAGAAGTATATAGATTTTATAATGCTGAATATAAAGATTTAGTTATTTGTTTAGACGACCATTCAAGGGCTTATTGGCGTAAAGAAATATATCCTGAATATAAAGAACAACGTAAAGCAATAAGAGAAGAATCTGAAGTTAATTATCAAGAAGTTTTTAAACACTTAGACGTATTAGTAAAGGTAATTAATGATTATACACCTTTTAAATCTTTTGCAGTTCCAGGTGCTGAAGCAGATGATTTAATTGCAGTATTAACAAAAAGATACGCACCATTTGAAAAGATATTAATTCATAGTCCTGATAAAGATATGATACAACTTCATCATTTTGGCGATGTTAAGCAATATTCGGCTATCACTAATAAATTTATCACAGAAGAAGATAAAGGCGAACATTGGGAACTTTGCCATATATGTTTAGGTGATGTTTCAGATAATGTTCCTAAAATAACTGATAATACAATATTTAGTAAAAATTTTAAAGAATATCTTAAACAAAAAAATATTAATATTTCTGAATTAGAATATTATAATCTTAAAGATAAATCAATATTTAGCGATTATAATAAACTTAATAAGAAAAATGAATTAGATATTTTTGATAATCCTAGATTTGGCGAAGCCACATTATTAAAGAAAATTAAGGAATTTGGAAGTTTAGATAAGTTTTTAGATTCTAATCCTTTATATAGAATTCAATATAATAGAAATAAAGTTTTAGTCTTAGAAGGTGGAATACCTGCTAAAATAGAAACAGATATTATTAGGGAGTATAATAATTCTGCAACTACTTTTAATTTAGAGAAATTAGAATTGTATTTAAAACATTATGAATTAAATACTTTAATAATAGAATTTAAGAATTTATCATCACAAAAATCTGATATAATACCGCTAACTGCTGATAATTGTGGTTGGATATAAAGGGGGATAAAATGAATTTACAGGATTATATAGATAAGATGTTTATAAGTATCATAGTAATATGTATGATTGTAGCCTGTGTTTCAGTAGGATTAATACTTATTATAGGTTAGGGGATTAAATAATGTTTAATGTTTTTTCAAAATGTCTTACATCTGATTGTAAATTTAATGACTTATCACTAGACGAAAAGAAAAAATTTAATTCTTTTATGTTTTGTAGATGGCTATCAGGTAATACAAAAACTTTACAAATAGCCGACTTTTTCAATTATTATAGTCAATTTATACCTGATGAAGTTCAATTTGATATAATATCAGATTTTGCTAAACAGCAAAGAATTAAATTTATTAAATTCCCTAGTTTTAAAAAATCTAAATACGATAATTTGTATCTACAACAAAAATATAATTTATCGCCTGAAAAGGTTTTAGAATATCAAGAGTTATTAAATCACTTAGAATCGCAAAAGGAAAACAAATGATAATATCCATTCATAGTAATGATTTAGTTGGATATGGTTGTAACTTATTATTAAATCAAAAATTTACACAAATAGATAAAGTAAAAGATTTTAGATTTAATTATTATAATTTAGATTCTATTATTAATGAAATAAATGAAATTAATTCTATTGATAAGATTAAATGTATTTTTATTTTAAATATAGATATACATAATTTTATTGATAAAATTAATGAATTATCAAATTTATATAAAGTAATAGTTATAGATTATAATAGATATAAATTTGCATTTAAAGATGATAACAAATTTAATTTTACATTAATAGATAAAAATCAATCTTGTATTAGAACTTGTTATGAATTTTTTAAATTAGACTCTTTAAATTCACAATCCATAAATTTAATTTTAACAGAAATAGAAAAATTTGACAACTTAGAATTAAATTCGCTAGGCTATTATATGAATTTATATTATTGGGAGCATTTTAATAATCAAGATTTAGACACACATTTATTACCTGTGTTAAATCCTGAATTTGAAAATATATGCAAGCAAATTGAATTAAATCATATTAAATTCTTAAAAGAAAATCAAGAATCAATAAAATTAAGAGATAATTTCGCATTTATATTGCTTGATAATTGTTTTATGCCACTAATAAAATCTCTAAAACAAAAATATAAAATTGTAGTAACTACATATGGCAAAGTATATTTTTATACAAATATAGATAATAAATTTGAACGTGCTAGTTTTAGATTAAGATTAAAACATTTTAAAGAGAAATTACAATTAAATGCTTTATTTTTATCTAATTTTAATTCAAAATCTAATATAATAGAACATAATTGCAATTCATCTGAAGAAGTTAATAAATTCTTAGTTGAATTATGCAAATCAATTACGGAATAACCCAAAGTAAGGAATTTTAATGAATATTCAAAATGCTATTTTAAAAGAAATTATACAATCGCCTGAATATTTTAGTAAGGTAAGAAATATTTTATTAGAAAATAAAGTATTTGAAACTAATAATCAAATTATATTTAATATTATTAATAAATTCTATACTGATTATGCAAAGATACCAAATTTAACAGAAATAGCACTACAAGTTAAAGAAATTCCTAATAAAGAACAGCGTGCTAGTATAGCAGAATCTTTAAAAGAGATTAAAAATTCAGAACAAATTAATCAAGAATTCTTAATTGATAAAACCCTTGAATTTGTAAAAGACCAAGTATTTACTGAAGCAATGATGGTGGGTGCAGATTTTATAGATTCTAAAAAAGAGAATTTAAAGGCTAAATCACGTGAATTAATGGAAAAGGCAAGCAAAATTTCACTAGATTTTGACTTAGGTTTGGATTATCAAGATATAGATAAAAGAATTGATTATTATCAAAATCCTAAATCAGGTATTAATTATCACAGATTTAATGAATTAGCCAAAAGATTAGGTTCAGGATATCAAAAAGGAACTTTAAATTTGTTCTTAGCACCTGCAGGTGTAGGTAAATCATTATTAATATCAACATCTATTACTGATTTTTTGCAACAGGGATATAATATATTATTGGTATCAATGGAAATGTCAGATTTTGAATTTGTAAAACGTATAGACGCTGATAACCTAGATTTGCCAATTAATGACCTTAAAAATATCCCTAAAGAAATTATTAAGAATAAATTTATTGAGAAATCCAAACAATTAGGTAAATTTTATACTAAACAATATCCTGCAGGTGCATTTTCTGCTTCAATGTTAGAGTCTTTATTAGATTTATATAAATCAAATAATATAGAATTTGATATAATATTTCTTGATTATATAGGTATAATGAAATCTGATAGAGTTCAACCTAGTGCAGGACTTTATTCATATATTAAAGCAATATCAGAAGAAGTTAGAGCAGTCGCCGTGAAACATAATTTGCCTATATGTAGTGTTTCACAATTAAACCGTTCAGCAATGAATAAAAAAGATTCTGATAACTCGGCAATATCTGATAGTATAGGAACAGCACAAACAGCCGATTTTATGTGTTTTCTTTTACAAACCGATGAAATGAAAGAGAAATCTGAACTTATCTTTAAAATTACTAAAAATAGATATACAGGCAGAACAGATTTTTTCAATATGAAAGTAGATTATAATAAAATGCGTGTTTCAGATGTTGTTGATTTTGGCTCTAAAGAGCAACAATTACAAACAGAAACATATGTAAATGATGAAATTAAAAGAATAGAGATAGAGTCAATGCAAAATTTGACGGATTGGACGTTTAATGACACAGACAAAGAATAGAGATTTTAATATATTAAAAAATTATAATAAAGAAATTAATCTTAATACTAGAGTTAATGATTCTAATACTGATTTAGATTATAAAAATATTAAGAATCTAAAAAGAGAATTAGAATTAGAAATTTTAGAAAGTTTAGAAGGTATAGATGAATTAAGGGATTTTAAATATAAGATAGATGATACAGATACAATAGATTTAAGTATAATATATGACTTATATAAATAGTTATATGAATATTATATTATCTGTATTATCAAAACTTATATTTAATAAATATGTTGCTATTGGTTTAATAGTCCTAAGTGCTTTGGGTATTTACCATTTTAGGGTAGAATATCTAAAATCTGAAATT